CTACACCGCCGACACCCTGAGCGCCTGCCGTGGCATCAGCTTCAGTACCCGGTTCACGGGTCGCGTCGAGCTGTCGTGGCCGGCGAACGCGCAGTGGGAGTTGGGCTACGCCGTGCAGATCAATGGCGGCGCCCTCGGTACGCGGGTGACGCACGGCGTCTACGTCAACGGCCCGGCCAGGCGCGAGCGGTACACGTTCGGCGTCTCGCAGGCCGTCGTGCTGCCCCCGCACATCGGCTCCACCGTGAGGGTCTGGCCGGTGGTCCGAGTGATCGTGGGCAGCGTGACCTTCCAGCAGTGGCTCACCGACACCGACCTGATCGCGATGACCCGATAGGAGCCAGCCTGTGCGCTACTTCGTCAACGACAACGGCGGGTGGATCTCGCTGAGCGGCGACGCCGACGCCTTCGCCGTCATCCCCGACGGCTACCGCGAGGTGGAGGAAGCCGAGTTCAACGAGGCGGCCGGGATCGTCGTCCTCGAACCGCCGGAGGAGGAGCCCTCCGAGAGCTGATTGCCGGCTGTCTGGCGCCTGGTCCCGCGGCTGTGGCTGGCTATGCTGGTTACAGCCGCTGGTTGTGGGCCGGGCTCCTGAAAAAAGGAGGTCCCGGCATGTCCTGCCCGCTCATCGCGAACGCGGACACCATGCGGATTACCAGGGTTGACCGGTGCGGCAATCCCATCGCCGGCCCGGACAACGGGTTCGTCTTCGACTGCTTTTCGAGCCTGGCGATGAACAACGACTCGGACGACGGCGACGACATCGAGTACAAGGCCGCCAATGGTCGCGTCTGTGGATCGAAAAAGGGCTGCCCTACCTTTAAGGGCTTCGACCTGGAGCTCAACGTCTTTTCCGTGTCCCCGGAACTGATCGAGATTTTGACTGGCAACCCGGTGGTGATGGGGTACGACGCCAAGCCCATCGGGTTCGACACCTGTTCGATCAAGTGCGACACCGGTTTCGCGGTGGAACTGTGGGCGGAAGTCCTGGGCGAGGCCTGCGTCGCGGGTGCTACCGGTCAGTGGATCTACTTCCTCCTCCCATGGGTGACCAACGGTCTCCTCGGTGACCTGGAGATCGGATCTGAGGCGGTCACGCTTCAGGTCACCGGTCATACCAAGGCAGGCGGCAACTGGGACATCGGCCCGTACGACGTCCAGCCGGCCGACGCCGCCAACACCCCCGGCCCGATGCTCACCCCGCTCGGCCCGACGTGCCACCGGCGGACCTTCATCACCACGGTGGCGCCCCCGGTGCCGTCGTGTGACTACTTGCCGGTCCCGGCCTGACTCGGTGGAGGACCTCGACCTGGTCGTGCCGGTGCGGGAGGGCCCCGCCAACCAGCAACTGCGCTACGCGCTCAGGAGCTGGCAGGCGAACCTCCCGCACAGGCGCGTGTGGATCATCGGCTACAAGCCGTCCTGGCTCGGCGGGGTGGGCTTCATCCCGGCCCGTCAGACGGGCACGAAGTATGCCAACACCACGCAGGCCGTGCGGCTCGCGTGCGAGCACCCGGAGATCACCGACACGTTCTTGTACGCCAACGACGACATGTTCGTCATGGAACCGCTGGCCGAGATGCCGATCCTGCACCGCGGCCTCGTCCGCGAGGTCGAGACGTACTACGCGGGGCGCGCCTCCGGGCCGTACCTGCGCGGCATGTGGAAGACCCGCGACGTCCTCGCCGACCACGGGTACGACGACCCGCTGTCGTACGAGCTGCACGTCCCGTTGCCCGTCGGCAAGGCCGGGATGCTGACTGCGCTGGACGCGGGCCGCCACCTGGACGTGCTGCACAAGCGGACAATGTACGGAGTGCTCAATGAGATCGGCGGCGAGCAGATCGAGGATGTGAAGGTCCTGCACCGCGGGCCGCGCTTCGACCGGTCGACGCCGTTCCTGTCGACGATGCCGGACAGCTTCGCCAACGGCGAGGTGGGCCGCGTTATCCGCTCCCGCTTCCCGTCACCGTCCGACTACGAGTACCGGGGGCGCTGATGCCGATCCAGACAGGTCCGTGTCACGCATGGCCAACGAAGTTGTGCTGTGACGTCGAGGGCGTGGATCCCGAGGACGTGGAGCGCTGGACGCTCGTCGCCTCGCAGATCCTTTTCGCCTTGTCCGGCCGACGGATTGGCCCGTGCCCGGTCACCGTGCGGCCGTGCAGGCGGGCCTGTCTGGAGTCCTCGTCGTTCGTCTCGTTCCAGACCAGCGCGGGCACCGGCCCATGGATCCCGTACATCGGCACAGACGGCCTGTGGCGCAACGCGTCGGTGTGCGGCTGTCGGTCGGACTGCTCGTGCGGCGAGCTGTGCGAGGTCTATCTGCCCGGGCCGGTCTACGACATCACGTCGGTCGACATCGGCGGCCAGGTCCTCGCGCCCGAGGAGTACCGCGTCGACGCGGCGGGCCGGCTGGTGCGCGTCGGCGGCGGCTGCTGGCCGGACTGCCAGGACATGGCGGCCGCGCCCGGCGAGCCGGACACGTTCACCGTGGTCTACCGGATCGGCCTGCCGGTCGATGAGGCGGCGGTCGCTGCGGTGTCGGAGCTGACCTGCCATCTCCTCAAGGGCTGCGGCGGCGGGTCATGCGGTTGCAAGGCCACCCCACGGGCCGCGACCCGCTTCATCCGTCAGGGCGTGGAGCTGGACTTCGGGGACCCGACCCTCATCTACCAGCAGGGCCGCACCGGGCTGCCGCTGGTCGACCTGTGGCTGAGTGTCGTGAACCCTTACCGGCTCGCGTCGCCGTCGCGGGTCTACTCGCCGGACTTCAAGAACCCGAGGGTGCAGCAATGGCCCTGAGCCCGCTCGCTATTGACGACATCGCGCAGCAGCTCCTGGCGTGCGTGTGCGCGGTCCTGACGGAGACGTCCGTGAAGGTGGACGGGCAGCCGGGCTGTCCGTGCGTGGCGTGCGTAGTGCCCGGCAAGCCGGCGTGGGACAACTGCACGTCCGACTGCTCCGGGGCACAGACGCCGGGCCAGCTGACGGTGAACCTGGACCGCCTGTTCCCGACGTCGGCGTTCCCGGCGGAGACGAAGGACGTCCTCGGGAGCCGGAATTGTCTGCCCGTGAGGCAGGCCGCTGAGTACGTCATCACGCTGCTGCGGTGCGCGCCTACGTTCACCGAGAACGGGTGCCCGCCGTCGTGTGAGGAGCAGGCGGAGGCGGCGCGGATCGTACACGTGGATGCCACATCGGTGATCAACGTGGTGTTGTGCTGCTTCCCGGACACGGGCAGTGGGCGACGCGGCCAGCAGTTCATGATGGGGCAGTTGCGGGTCCTCGGCCCCGAGGGGCAGTGCGTCGGTATCGAGCAGCGAGTGACGGTGGCCCTGCCGTCCTGCGGATGCTCGGCAGGCGACGAGTCATGAGCGTGGACGTGCGCCTGGACCCGGGCCGTCTGGCGAGGTTGCTGCGGCTGCGTGGCGGTATCGTCGAGCGGAACCTCGCCCGGCGCACGAGCAAGGTTGCGGACATCGCCCGTTCCCTGGCGCCCGGCAGTATGCCGGACTACATCGACTGGCACATCGAGGAGGGCCCGCGCGGCTTGCAGGGAGTCATCACCTGCGACCACCCCGCCACGCTCTTCGTGCTCGAAGGAACTCGACCGCACATCATCCGGCCGCGCCGCGCCAAGGTGCTGCGGTTCGAGGTCGACGGGCAGGTGGTGTACTCAACGATTGTCCGGCATCCCGGAACGAGGCCGAACAACTTCCTGGCTCGGGCGCTGCGATTGGGGCGGTGAATTCCTCTCATCTCAGAGCGGCGGGGGAGTCCAGAATTGATCGCGCCGACTGTAGAAATGCGCTCAAAGCGTCCCGGCGGGCGGCATACGACTCCATCTTGATTTCGTGCACGTCATGTGGATGTATGAAGCTCTCGTATCTGTGTATTTCGCCGGAGCGGCGTAGCTCGGGTGGAAGGAGAATCAGTGCACTGTTCGCCTCGGCGTGCAGGTCTCGCCACCATTGGGGACCGTCGTCGTCGGTAACCCTGTGTGCCGGTTGGGGGTACTCCTCGTAGGGATGCCGCACGATTGACTCGGACGCGCGCCTCATGGCGTCCAGGAACCCGGTAACCGGTCCTGCCCCTCCCTCCGTGGTAGCGGCTTCCCCGAGCTCAAGCTCGGCACGTGTCGTGCGGTGCGCGGCACTGAGAATATTTAGCCTTCGCTGCGCAGCCCTCTCTAGCGTTTCCGCGCATTCAGTCACCCTTGAAGGGCCTTCGAGGGAGATGATGATAAGCGTTGCCTGTGTGTTCTTTCTCGCCTTTTCGATTTGTGTCAGCCCTTCGTCGATTTCGGTAATGGTTGTAAGGGGGTGCCCCGTGTGCGCGTCGCGGTAAATCGCATTGTCGTCTTCAAGCTGTTCGGCTTCGCGGATGGATAGCAGAAATGCGGCGTAAGCCTCACGGCGAAGACTCCTTCGCCATTGGTCGAGCGCCGCACGTCCTGTCTCCTCGGCCGCTCGTACAGCTGCGCGCATCTGCCAGCGGCCAACGACTAACGCGGCGGGAATGCCGACGGCGGTTACGGATGCTGCTGCGATGGCGCCAACCCCCTGAAGATCCATGGGCACCATCGTGCCCAAAGGGAGGGCCTGCACGACAGATCGGCGGCCCTCAGCGTTGAGACTGGTCCTGCGGCTACCATTGCCCAGCACGCCGCTGGTTTTGGGCCGGGCGATCGCGCGGGAGTAAAGGGCACACCCGTGGCAACAAGAGACTTCGCTGTCCGGACCGAGCCGCACGTCGCTACTCTCGGCGACCTGGGCGAACTCCACCTCGTCCCCGAGGTCTTCGGGGACGAATTCCTCGACGGCTACAACAAGGTCATGGAGGCACAGAGAGCGCTCGGCGGTGAGGAAGACCTCACCAAGATGGACGCGGCCGCGCTACGCCAGGTGTACGGCTCGATGCGCGAGTTTCTGGGCGGCCTCCTGACGCCGGAGTCCGCTGAGAGATGGCTGCGGTTCGAGGTTATCAAGGGCGGCAAGGTCGTGGACCACTTTCGCAGCCGCGCCGAGGCCGAAGAGAAAGCTGCCGAGCTGGGGCCGACGGCCCGCGTGCAGGACAAGAGCATGCGCGTCCCGGACCGCGTCCTGGTCGAACTACTGGAGTGGACGTCCGAGTTGTACGGCGGCGGCAACGACCGCCCTACTACACCGTCCAGCGGATCCTCGCGAGCGTCGCGGAGGGCTGGGACGCCTGGGAAGGCTCCCTCGCGCTCCAAGGTATCGACCCGCACCGCTGGACGCTCCGCACGCTGATCAATGCCGCTGAACAGGCGATGTACGCCAGCGCGGAGGACGACGCCGAGCGTAAGCGGATCCAGGCGAAGTTGTACGCCCCTCCGAAGGAGTTGCGTCGGTCGCGCCGGGAGGGGGCGAAGGCTCGGCAGCCGCAGCGCGGCGCGCTGACCATGCAAGGCGCGCAGTCGTTGATGGCCCAGCTGGCGGCCCAGGACGCCCAGCTCGGCGCGGGCTGAACCGCATATCCTGGGATCGCCGCTGGTGCTAGGCCGGGCAACCGCACTCCTTCGTGAGGTTGCCCGATGGCTGACGACGTCGATTTTGGTCGAGCGACCATCACGATCGACATCAACGATGGCAACGCGGACGGCCAGGCCCGTGTAGCCGGTAGCCAGATCCAGCGGGCCCTGCTCAACGCGACGCGTCGCGTCGGCGAGCAGATGCGCCGCCAGATCCAACGCGGTCTGAACGCTGCGGCGGTCACGGTCCGGGTCGAGCCGGACCTGCGGCGGTTCGACGCGCAGCTCCTGGCCGGGCTGCAGGGCATCGACGCGCTGAACATCCCCGTCGCCCCGGACGTCACGGGCTTCGTGGAGCGGCTGAGGGCGCTCCTGGCGGACGTTGAGATCCCCATCCGGGTCGTCCCCGACCTGTCGGACTTCGACGCCCGTATCCGGGCGCACAACACGCCGGACGTGCGGGTCAATGCGAACGTCAATGTCGACGCCAACCGGCTGACCCGGGCCCTGTCCGGGGTTGCAGGTATTGCGGGCAAGGTCGGCGGCGCGCTGGGCGGGCTGCTGAAGCTCGGCGCGATCGGTATTGCCGCGACGGGTGCGGCGGCGGGCGTCGCCAAGTTCGCGGCGGCGCTCGCCCCGGCGGCTGGGATCATCGCCGCTGCCCCGGCCGCCATCATCGGATTCCAGGCAGCGCTCGGCGCGTTGAAGCTGGCGCTGTCGGGGGTCAGTGACGCGTTCCAGGCCGCGCTGACCGGGGACTCCAAGGCGTTCGAGAAGTCCCTGGAGAACCTGTCACCGAAGGCCCAGGCGGCGGCGCGCGAGGTCCGGGCGCTGAAACCGGCGTTCGACTCGTTGCGGAACAGCGTCCAGGACGCGTTCTTCGCCAAGGTCGAGGGGCAGATCACTGGCACCGCGAAGGCGTTGCAGGGCCCGCTCAAGTCGGGTCTGACCAGCATCTCCGCCGCGTGGGGCGCCGCCGCGAGAGGTGCCCTGGGATACCTCAAAGGTGCTCAGGGCGTCGCCAACGTCAAGAGCATCCTCGGCGGTACGTCGCAGGCTGTCACGGGCCTGTCGCAGACGACGAACAAGCTCACCGCGGGTCTCCTGCAGGCGGCCGCGGTCATCGCCCAGAAGTACGGCGGCCAGCTCGGGAGCCTGGTCTCGAACCTGGGGCAGCGGTTCGGGACGTTCCTGCAGAACGCGTCGCAGGGCGGCGACGTCGTGCGGTGGGTCGACAACGCGCTGACGGTGTTCGGCCAGCTCGGCGGGGTCCTCCAGAACATCGGCAGCATCCTGAAAGGCGTCTTCAGCGCTGCGAGCGTCAGCGGTGGCGGGGTCCTCGCCAACATCCAGCAGATCACGAAGTCGTTCGCCGAGTTCGTCAACTCGGCCTCGGGGCAGACGGCCGTCTCGAACATCTTCGGCACGGTCGCGCAGATCGCAGCCCAGCTCGGCCCCATCCTGTCCGCCCTCGTAGGTCAACTCGGGCAGATCGCTCCCGCGTTGGCGCCCGTCTTCGTCGCGCTCGGCCCCGCCCTCGTCTCGCTGATCACTTCGCTGGGGCCCGCCCTGGCCGCCATCGCGCCGAGCCTCCAGGTCGTCGCTCGCGCGCTGGCTGACGGGCTTGGGCAGATCGGCCCCAGCCTCGCGCCCCTCGGCCAGGCGATCGCGACCACCGTGCAGGCGCTGGCCCCGCTGCTGCCGCTCGCCGGTCAGCTCGTCTCCGTCCTGGCGCAGCTCCTTGCCCCCGCCTTGCAGGCCGTCGCTGTCGCCCTGGCCCCGGTGATCTCCGCACTGATCGGCGCACTCCTGCCGATCCTGCCGCCACTCGCGCAAGCCTTCGGGCAAGTTCTGCAGGCCCTCGTCCCCCTCGCGGCCGCCCTCGGGC